TGCTAATAAACTTTTCAACTTCTTCTTCTGTACAAGCATCTGGGTCAGCGCAAAGGTTGCATTTTTCACCTTCTTTGCACTTACAACATTGCTTCACAATACTATTTTCGGGAAATGTGACATTTTCAGATGGAGCCATATACCCGGAAGAACACTCGTCTGTACTCACGGGGTGGCAACCTTCAGGTGCAATTTCTACACCGCGCATAGTTCCATCATCCTGTTGGACTTTTGTATCATCAACAGCACAACTACTCATTATAATTAGTAAGTATTATTTTTATCACAGAACCACATAGCTTCTTGTGTGGGCATAAAAAGCATACCATGTCTCATGGTCATAAAAAGTTTAGCCTTGTTTAGGTTGGGGTAAGACCATAAGAGCCACCTTTCCCAGTATTCAGCTCTAAAGAAATCTTCCCAATCCTCCTCTGTACTTTCTTTAACTCTTAACATTTCACGTTGTATTTCATATGGATCAGTCTCTATTCGCAACTCCGTAGGAATGATAGCACCCTTCCTAATAAGATGCGCACGCATGAGTCTGGGATTACCGTGATCTATATAATGCTCAACACCCTTCTGTCCGAAATCGATAGATCTCTGGTTAGGTAAAGTCACCCTAAGTTTGTGGGTGACAGAGGGACTTGGTTTCAATACAACGTGCATTTAAATTGTCATAGATAAAGATTCTGGTACATTTACACAGTTAATTAAAGAATTATAGACTATTCAAAATAGATGTCTGATTTGATTTACGAGGTAAAAAAAAATATACCCAGTGAATTATGTAAACAGATTATACAAAGATTCGAAGAGGATTCAAACAAGTTTACAGGTAAAACTACGAATGGTATTGAAAAACACATAAAAAACACAACAGATTTGTATATTAAAGGTGGTAAATGGACGGACATAGAAGAAATATTACACAAACAATTAAATAGTGGTTTGCGTGAATATCTTGAGTATGTCTATCAATATTCTGATCATTATATAGATTATTTTTCCACTGATGATTTTGAATTATTTGATACTGGGTATCAAATGCAAAGATATTTACCTGATGGTCATTTTGATTGGCATACAGATTATGACATAAAAGAAACACGACTTATTGCATATATATGGTATTTAAATGATGTAGATAAGAAAGATGGTGGATCTACCGAATTTTATAATGGTAAAAAAATACAACCAAAGGAGGGAATGCTACTTTTTTTTCCAACTACATGGATACATTACCATCGTGGATGTGAACTTTTAAAAGGATATAAATATATCATAACGGGTTTTATTAAAGGGAGGTACAGAAATCAACCAAACAACAGTTTTAAAGGATAGTTGAGTTACGTATTTATGAAAAACTATGAATCCCTGGACTCTATTACTATCCGAGTTGGTGATTCTGCCAAAGAGAATGATAAAATTTCTACGGAGAGTAATCCAAAATATTGGTGGTTACACGTTTCCGAATGTCCAGGATCTCATGTCGTTATATGTCATGAAGGGGAAGTAGTTCCTAAAGAGACTAAGAGGGATGCAGCTGTTTTGGCTGTACATCACAGTAAAGCTCCATCCCAAAAGATGACAAAAGTTGATTTTGTTAGAGTTGACCAAGTTTACAAATATGTAAATACTCAACATGGACAGGTTCTAATTGAAGGAGACGTCACCAAACTTACTGTATTCATGAATAAGGAGAAACCAAGACTTGAAAGACTTTTGAAGAACTCGCTTAAATAATAATATCTAACTAATTTTAACGTATGTATAAGACAACATATGATAAATCCGAGTGTCAAACGGGTATAGTTCATATTGGCTATGGTAATTTCCATAGAGCTCATCAGGCCATGTATATAGATGATTACATGGAAAAATCCGGTGATCTTCGTTGGGGTATTGTAGCTGTCAATCTGAGAAACGAGGGATTTCGAGAGATTGATGATTACATTTTAAAGACACCTTCTTCATACAGAATTGTGAGGAGTCATCTTGACTACATTGATTGGACCAAGAATAGAACAATAGCTAAGCATATGCTTACTCTTCCGAGTGTTCATTTAATTACAGTAACTGTTACAGAGAGTGGGTATGCACCTGGATCTCCCTTATTTGAATATCTTGCGTGTGGACTTAGAAATAGAAACACACCAATAACAATATTGTGTTGCGACAATATTCGCCAAAATGGTAAAGTATTGGAGGCACAATTTTTAGCATATCTTTACCAAACAAATCAACATGAAATGGCTGATTGGGTGAGAGGTAATGTGAAGTTTCCCTCATGTATGGTTGATCGCATCACTCCGAGGACTACATCACAGCTTTGTGAGGAAATAGGGCGGAGATATCCACATTACATGCATAACCCGGTTCAAACAGAGGAATATTCCAAATGGGTAATAGAGGATAACTTTGCATCAGATTTTCCAGATTTAACACAAGTTGGTGTAAATATTGTGGATGATTTGGAGCCATTTGAAGAAACGAAAATTAGAGTGCTTAACGGTGGACATACATCTTTGGCATACCTTGGTGTTCTTTCCGGTTATCGTACATTTGATCAAGTTATGAATGACGAAAAACATCGCGAACATTTCAAGAATCTTCAAAACGAGGAAATTATTCCTTCTATTGAAATGGAAATGGATCTTCCATTTGATATACACGACTATGTAGATACAATTGAAGAAAGGTTTTCAAACTCTACAAACGTTGATGACTTGGAGAGGATTTGTATGAATGGATTTACAAAATTCCACACTTTTGTGGTACCCACGCTTCGTAAATGTCTTGAACATGGAAAACGTCCTAAACACATTTACAAAAGTATTGCGGCTTGGTATATATACGCGAGACGGTTTGCAAGGGGGTGTACAAAAATTCGTTACAATGAACCTAATTGGGTTTTATTGGAGCCCCTCTTAGCAGATCATAAACTGGATGCATTTGTTACTAATGAGAGATTGTGGGGAGATATTCCTAAAAACTATATTACATTCTCTAGGGATCTAAAATCTGTACTAATGTCACACACGTATGAAAGGGAAATTGATATGCTTGCCGATTAAAGTGGTTCTTCTTCTGGTACAACATTGGGTTGTTCTATTCTAAAAACACCCTTGGAGATGGCTGCCTTTATAATTTCTATACGTGTATTTGGAATTGTCCAATTATTATCAATCGCAACAGAAACATACTTTTGAACTACATCATTCGCAGCAATATTTGCTCTGTTACGAATAGCGTTGTCTGCCCATTCTTGGGGATCAGCCATTACAGTTCTGGCTGCAAGATGTTCTTCTTCCGACAGTGTTATACGAATTTCTAATGTAGATACTTCTTCCATATATACCGTAAAGAATTAATATTTATCGCCTAAATAAATCGCAAGCGTCGTTGAGTGGAGCTCGCTGCCTCCGTAAATCGAGTCGGCATGGACTTCCATAGCGACGTAATCTCCTTCGTCCAAGTAGATCAATACCTGAGCCGAAATCCCGCGCCTGCTACTATTCCCGGAGTCGTTTACGTGCGCTGCACCCCAACTGAACACAGACCCATTTCTCCACCATCGCGTGTTGGGAGCTGAGTCACCTGCTCCACCTAATCCCGTGAATGTGAATAAGTAATATCCCGGAAACCCCGGTGGAGCTGTAAACCGACCGGTGGATGAGTTATATAAACCGTTATCGTTGTATCCAATTACATTCCAAATGTATTGACCCACCATATTCCCCAATGGATTGGTGGTGGAATATACTCTCCCGCCATTCCTACCCACCATCGAGATGGGTCGGTCTGGGTAAGACTGACCACCGAAAAGTTTTGTTATCGTGCTAAGACTGCCTACATTAGACAGGGTTGAACCAGTAACGTGGAGGTTAGATGTGACATTTAGATTACTTACAGTACTGTCACATATAACGTGCAGATTACCCGTGACAGTTACATTACTCTCCGATGTATCCACAAAGAGTACAGGGTCACTCATCTATATTTAATCTACAAAATTAATAGTCAAACTTTGTGGTATTCCGTGTTGTTCTATGTGCTCTCTCAGATGCCCTATAGCTTCGTCAGCTGAGAGAGTTTCATCCTCCTCCTCACCGTCATCCGTTCTGGACCATTCTTCGTGGAGTTCAAGAAGAAACTGGTTAAGACCCGGATATTCCTCTTGCTCTGTATTAGTCGGTATATACCCCGGCATTGTCATGGGTTCATTTTGATTAACGAGGAAAGATGGTGGTTTCACCTTTTCTCGGATATCTTTTATAACATTGCATATCTCCACGTAATCACCTTCTGGAAGACGTTCCGCATTCTGATCAACCAAATCAATTAACTTGTGAAAGAGATCCATTTTGACTTGTTTTTCATATTATTCGTATTTACTTAGGTTATTAATTTCCAAAAGCGACACCCGCCATACCATTCTTTATACGTAAAATGTTAAAATTCACGGCATACACGCGATGAAGGTTGTTACCTCCAGAAACATTGTTGACGAGAAGCTTGGCGTTATCTATGCGGCTGAAGTTTAGTGTGCCACTGGGCTGCGCCTTGCTCATGGAGAGGCAGAAAGGCCAAGAGTAGGTTGGGAGATCATCCAATACATCATCTGGGAGATCAGTGCAGTGCATTTGGGGAACAATGTTGTGATGATAGACATTGGAACTATTCTCAAATAGAGCTGTACCGTTGATGTAGAGAGAAGAAGTACCGAAAGTGTACTCATCATACCACTTCTGACCTGCAGCCGCACCGGAAATAAGGTGGATAGACTTCACTGGGTGGTTGAAGTAGCTGAGATCCATCTCGGTATCAGTGCTGGTAGCTGGCTGGTATTGGGTTTGGGTGAACAGAATCTCATGCTCGGTCTCGGTGAAATACTTCCTCTCATCGGTATCAACGTATATGTAGTTACCGTAGATCTTGGGAGTACCTTGGGGAGTGTAACCATCCCTGCACTTAATTCGAAGTTCCACCTCATGATATTGTAAGGCCACCAAAGGAAGAGCCTTGGTCCAGTCCTCACCGAAGAAGAAAGGAATCATAAAGTGATTCTGACCATGGTTCTCCTTGGCAACATTGGTAGTGACAGTGCATGAAGCCTTGGCAGAGTTATCGCGGAGAAGGGGGTTGTAAGCACCCTGGATGAAAAGTGAGTCAAGTTCCGAAACCTTCTGACCACCAATCCAGAGTTGGAAAGTAGTGGGGTTGGAGGCATCGGCGGAGAAGAGACCGTCAGTGTTGGTAGCAATGTTGGAAATGAGAGTATCCTCAACCCAAATGTAACTGAGAAGGTCACCCTTAGAACGAATGGGTACGGTAATCTCATTAGAGGCACCAAAGGATCCAATGTAGTCCATGCGCTCGGGCTTCATAGAGAAGTTAGTGTGGCGCTTGTAATTCTGACGAAAAAAACTGACCTGTGGCTCACCAGTGATGAACACATCCTGGGCACCTTTAGAAACAAGATCAATCAAAGCAGCTGACATATTTACTAATAAAGTATATTAAAATTTTCGGGCGTTAATAACACAACAAAGAAAATGGTAGTTTTTCAGGCACTTACATGGGAGGCTCGAGATGGAGAAGATGAACACTTGATTAGCATCTTTGGTAAAACCGAGGATGGCAAATCAGTCTGTGTTACTACCGCTTTCACACCTTACTTTTTTATTAAGCTTCCAAGTGGCGTGGATTCGCAAAAGGTTCAAAGAATTTATGACATTCTCGGTAATCAGTGCAAAGATTCTCTGGTTGCTTATTCATTGATGAAGTCTAAAGATGTCTGGGGTTTCCAGAATAATGAGGAGTTTGCATATATGAAAATTAACTTTAAAGATCTTCAAGCTCGCCGATTGGTTGATTCCTTTTTACGTAGACCACTTGATAGGAGTCCTGAACTGTATGAA